AATTAAAAGCTAGACTCTTGAAGATACCTCATCAATATCATGGCATCATTGAATTTAGTTTCTTTGTTGCAGTTGGAATCACAGCAGGTTCTATGGGGTTGATATAAGTAGAATAGAATGGAAAGGGATCTTAGGATCCCTTTTCTTTTGTCTATAGACAAAATAAATAACTCGTGTTATACTAGGGTGGAAACACCCTCTTTTTATGGACATTACTATCTACACAATGCAAGGTTGTCCTATGTGTGGTCATGCGAAAGAACTTTGTCGCAGAGCAGACGTTGAATATACCGAGATTGAACCAGGAGCACCAGGTCAAATGGATAAAATGGAGTTCCAACAAAAGTTCCCTAACATCATGGGATTTCCTTACATTATTATTTCTCAAGAAGATCAATCTGATATGCAGTTTATAGGTGTAGTCGAGTTAGCTAAATTCTTTTTAAAGAAAGGTTTAGTATCTTCTAAGAAAAAATGAAAGAACTTAAAATAAATAAAGGT